TTAAAACAAACCCATCGCGGACATCGAGTGAAATCCCATTGCTCACAAAGTTGTTGAGCACCTCGGCCATGGACCCGCTGATCTCTGATGTGTCAGCTTGGCTAAGCAACCCCTTAACCGGAAGCGGCCAAGGAACTTCACGGGCAATACCAGCACGTCTGCGCTGTGCCTGCGCCATTCTTCGGCTTTTTATGCTCATGGCTAAACCCTCGTTTTTATAAAATAGTGGACCGCAATAGATGCCGGTCGATTGTCTATACTATTGCCAGAACCAGTATTATCAACGGAAACACCCGTTGTCTCGCTTGTATTTGAGCCTTCGGCTGTCGCATTATCAACCGTAAGGCCGGTTGTCGTGGAACTGGTATTGCCGGAAACGGCTACATTGCCGGCACCCGCACTTGTGGCCGCTAAGTTTGCTGTATCTACTGCTGCCGCCGTGTGCGTGTGGCCGGGGTCGGTAACCGCGTGGCCATGCGGCGTTCCCGTGAATGTGTGTGTGTGGCCTGTATCCGTTATACCATGGCTGTGAGCGGGGAGTTGGTCTATGCTCAGGTTTATCGTGTTGGCACCCGCATCAGCGCCTACGGCAAGCGCACCGGAACCCGTCAGGTATTTATCTGATAGATTGGGAAGGTTGAATGTAGTTGCATCCTCGCCAAACATACCGCCAATATCTGCGTATAATTCAGCATAGTCGGCCTTGGATAAGGATTGACCTGCCACGAGAAGCCACGAATCACCGGGCGTGATGCTTGAGAATTTGGATATTATTGTGCCAATCGGGGTGGAATATTCCTCGATGTATGAAGCTAGACCCGTATCTTTTGGCTTGTCATAGACACGGGTTCTCCGGCGGTTGCCGACAAGAGAAAGGACGTCTGCTATTTTAGACATTACGTCACCATCCAGTTCCCATTCCCAAGTGGCTCAATTTCATTTCCACCATTGCCGCTAATACGAATATCTCGGCCTTTGCTGCCGTTGTTGGCAAGGAATACCTCCTTGGCCTCTTCGTATTCATCAAACTCTTCGGCATATGGCATACTCAATCCCTTGCGAAGCCGCCATGTCATGCCAAGGCTAAGCACATGATCATCATCGAGTGCGCTGGTGTCGGTGTCGGCCTCAAATTTCTCGGCACGCACCTGATAGGCGGGAAACTTTGTGCTTTTTTCAGGGATGCGCCGCAACTCGGTTGAGGCTGTCTTTCCCCAGACACCCGTTCCCCATGCAGCGGTTCCCCAAAGAGAGGCTGCTTCCTTTTCCACTGCATCCAGCGCGCCATCGCCGATATAACCCTCGCGCGGAACGAGCGGTGATTTCGGTGCAAGCCTGCCATTTACAGGCTCAAGATCAGCATCGGTCGCATCGCGGGCAACAGGCCATCGCGACAGATATTCTATAATCACAATCTCTTGCTTTGTGGGCGGAGGTTCAAAATGGATTAGGTTGTTCTTTATGCGCCACCCCATGGGAACAGCTGTATAAGCAAGCCCAGAAATCCAGTTGCTCCACGTCTGCGGTGTAACCGGCCCTAGAATGCCTAGAGGCCATCGGTTGCGCTGCTCTGTGCCTGCAAGCATCTTCCAATAATCAGGCGGCAGGCGATAGGCATAGACGCCAGGCTGGACTGCAAAAACCCACTGGGAATGAAATTCAGTGCAACCATTTCGCATTCCGTCGCGCATAATGTCGCGCAGTGTGTCGCCAGCGGCGGTGCGCAGGATACGCGCTATCCGGTCATTTGTTCCGAATAGCGTTGTTGGTGCGTTCACCGTGACGCGATCACAGACTTCAATTGCGAGATCAAGTATCGTTCGAGCCACGGCTTCATTCCTTATTCAGAGAGAGGATCGTCTGCTTCCATGCCGGTGCCAGTGTCCAGCGGGTTCGGGATTTCGTCAATGGGAACGCCGGAATCGTAATTTGGTGGGGATATAGGGTTGAGATCGCCGTTTTTTGCGATCATGCCTTCACCCTTATTTCCGCCCATAACAGACTCCATAGCGGCGATACGCTGCAACAGTTCTGCGGTTTGTGCTTCGGACCGAGCAGCGCGCTCTTCAGCGGCAGCAAGGGCGGCAGCAGTCTGTGCGCTTTGCTTTGCGAAGTCTATCATATCTGCGGAATCTTCGGTCTTTTTCTGCCATTCTGCTGCAAGCGAATGAACATACCGGCCCTCAAAGCCAATACGATCAATAATTTCAGGCTGAACAGCAAGAATGTCCTCAATCGAGCGAAGCCCATTGAGGTTCATAATCTGGATTTGCGAGGCGGAAATTCCGGGCAATTCGCTAAGTTGCGTGCCGCTCGTTGGCATATCGCTGTATTTGCTGAAATACTCCCACTCCGCTGGATAAATCTCAGCCGCTTGCGCTTCGGTAATGTAGGAAGAGGAAGATGTGCTCGGGTCGCCGATTGGTTGGCGCATAAGCCGGAGGCGGCGCTCTCGCTTGCCGTTGCGTTCTGGGTCAACAGTTTTCAGCGTTACCATGTCCCACTGGAAGGATATATAGACGCCTTTACCGGACACACTAGAGAATGCTGATCCCAAATCCTTGTGTGTTGCCTGTGATGCTATATTTGGTGATTGCGGCATTCCCTGCATTTGAGAGGGGTTCACTTGATTGTGCATGAGTTTGCTCCGTTTCGGTTTATAAAAAAAGGGCGGGATTAGCCGCCCTCTTTAATCGTTACACACAAACCTTAGTCTGTCAATTTGCCGTGGCGAGCGCGGTTGCCGGTGATGAAGTTGCCCATCCCTGCGATCACAACCGTATCGCTATCCTCGGTTACTGGACGGCGCGGCCCAGATAGAATCACGTTGTTACGCTTCCGGTGCATGATCATCTCAATCTCTGAGAGGTCAAGGAACTGCATCCCAGCCGGGGCAAAACCACCGTCACCACCATCAAACACAACTGGAATATTCTCGAACAATACGTTCTTGAAGCCCGCATTGGCGATATTGCTGTCCATGTAGCGGCGCTGTGTTTGCAGCGATTGCGACAGGATGGAATAATAGGTGTTGTCGGATATGATCAGGTCGGTCTTGTCGGTGCCGCGCTGAAGGCTCAAGCACATATCCAGCATATCGGCGTAGATGGTTGCAACGGCAGCACCGCCGGTAGCAGCTCGCTTATTGTCCCACCATGTTGCCGTGGCGGAGTTAATCCCGCCAACCGTAGCGCCAGCCGCCGTTGCCAAAAGCAACCCGAGACCACCAAATTCCTTACCAGCAGAGCCAGTGCCATCGGAATAGGCTGATTCGTGCATCTTGTTGGCGATAGTGCGTTCAGCGTTTTCAATGCGGGATTTCATCATCGAGATGATTTGCTCTTTGCCGTCGTTTTGCAGCATCTCCAAGCCAGAGATTGAAACGCCGCAGGCATATTGCTTCCACGGAAACTCGGCAGAAGTTAGGACTTCTTGTCCAGCGACGTTCAGAGATTCGCGACCAGTGTAAAATTGGAAGTTGGCGTTCTCGCCATAGCTGATCGGGCAACTGATCGTCCGCCCTCCGCCAATTTGGCGAATGCGCCCTTTACGACGCAATTGCAGCATGAGCGCATTGTTCTTGGTGGTTGCGTCAGCAATTTTAGGCCGGCGACTACGGAGGGTCGCCGTGACCATTTCAAGCATGTCGGGGTTAGACATGGTATTCTCCTAGCGATCCCCGCGTCTGTTTGTCTAGCTGTCCCACGCTTTTTTCAGCAGGGCATCAATGCTAAGATCAGAATCTTTAGCGGGTTGACGGGAGGTTCCTTGACCTGGGCCATCAATGATTTTTGAGCTGGCGTCTTTGGCCCTTCGGACCTTTGCCGCGTTTTGTTGATCCTGTTTTAACACATCGGTTTTCGGCTGTGCGGAATTTTTTTGCGCGGCAAGGCGAAGTGCCGCTGCCTCGCGCGTGTCGGGGTTCATAAACTCGGCTTGAGTATACGCTTCCTGCAAAACATCTTTCGTGATTTGCACCCCTGCCGCTTTCTGCTGCGCAACGATCTGCGTGATCAAGGGGTGGAGTGTTTCATAATCAGGGCGAACCGGTTGCCCATCGGCCCCAACCTCATTTATGAAATCGAGCGCAATTTGGCGCATTTGATTTTCCGGCGCGTTTGGTCCAACAACTGGCCCATTTTCTGCACCAGCAGACGCCCTTAACGCCGCATTTTCCTCCATGAGTTCGCGCTCTTTATCGGTCAGGAATGGGTCGTCTAGGTCAGGCCCATCCTCTTTTGTGACCCTGAACCCAAGCTTTTCTGCGGCCTCTGTTATAACCTTCTGGATCTTTTCAGGGTCGTTTCCTGTGGTTTGCTGAATTGCCCAAGCCGCATAATCGCTCGGGTCGCGCTGGGCATAATCGTTGATTTGCACGAGAGACCGAACAACCTCCGCAGGCGTTTTGCCGAAACCTTCAAATTCAGCCTCACGCCCTTTGAACGGCTCGGCAATGGCCTGATAGCTTTTAATTCGCTCCTGCACATTGTTAGGCATCTTTGCAATCTCAGCCGCATACGATTCATCAGTGAGATCTACATCTGCGGCTTTATCATCAGGCTTATCGCCAGCTTCAGAGTCAGCTTCATCGCCTTTATCAGCTTCTTCTGCCTCGACTGCTTTTCCATCAGGCTTGCCGCCCACGTTTTTTTCTTCTGATTTCGGCGCAGTGGCTTCATCAGTCTTGAATTTTGTTCCGTCGCGCGCCTTCTGGATTGCATCAGTGCCTTCCTCTTCGGTCATCACCTCGCGCTTTTCAATGTCAGCGTCCTCTATAGGTGCGTCGAAGCCACCGCTTTCGTCTTGATCGTCGTCGGTGCTGTCTGCCTCCGCCTTATCCAAAGCATCGCGCAGTGTTGCGGTTAGCGGGTCATCTGGGATGATGTCCTCATCGACGTCGTTTTCTTGATCTTTTGCCATTTTAAGGCTCCTTTTTAGGCTCTGGGTTTAAGCTGTGCGTAAGGGCATCCATACCGGCATGCGCGGCCTCTTCCAGCGCCCTTCGCATTACGCCACGCAGGCGCTTAGATACGCCCGGCGCACTGCGCAGTTTAGTGGTGGCGTCAACAGACGACAAAGCCGCGCCAAGGTGTCGATTAAGGGTCTCATGTAATCGCGCCTCCTCTTCGGTGGCGTAGGGCCGGTCTACAAGAATTTTACTCATTCTATCACCTCAATATCGTCAACTGCCACCTGCTCCTCGGCATTAACGTGCTCATTTGCTTCTTCAATCATCATGGGCGGTGGACGGTTCTCGGGCGGTTCCTCTATGGCGCGCTTAATATCGTTCACCAAGTCCTCCTCATATTCCCGAGATGTGAAGTCTTGCTTTCCTGTTCCGGCTGTAGCCTCGAAATCCTCGTGCTCAACAAATCCGGTGCGCTTCATAAACTCCCTCTGGTCTGAGCGCGAGTTGATAATCACATCACCGGACCTATGAACGGGAACGTCAGGCATAATTTGCGGGGCAGAAAGATACTGCATCCTGCGCTTGATGGTCCGGCAGTTATGCGGGACAGGCTCATCGGTGCGATGCCAGCCGCCACATTGCTTGCAGTGGCGTTGTCGCCCGCCGGATTCACCCCATAGATCATCATCACGCTGCCCAAATATAGCCGCGTAGCGATCCTTGTTTATGTCGAGCTTTATCATCATCAGTTAATGAACCAAAGGTTTCTCATTAGACCCACCGCTTGGATCCGACATGCCTTCCGAAAACACATAGTTCGCCTCGAAAGCCTCGTTGTCAGCCATGAATATAACGCCGTTCTCATTGCGGATAATCCAATCGGTAGGCTCAATCACGGCCTCGAAAGACGGTGTTTCCAGCGTTACCACCTGCGGGTTGCCGCTTGAAATCCGGAGTTGGCCTTGCTTGGTGGCGTCCTCCCCGAGCGTGGTAAACCATGCGATCAGCTTGTGGTTCTCGGAGGGAAGGCCGGTATATTGGAAGGCCTCAACCTCCTTCGGGATGGATTCATATATGGCCATCATGCACGTCCCCCAGCAATTTTGCGCCCGCTGTTCACATCATCAACGATTTTCGCGCCCGGAACATATGTCAGCGCCTCGGCCACAGCATAAGAGCCATCAGGGTTGCGCTGCTGCGTTGTCACCTGCACGATAGCGCCGCCAGCGACGGGCATGGCCTTGGTGGACTTCATCCACCCCTCAGCCTGAGATGACGCCTTGCAGAGCAGTTGGAAGGCATCGCCATTGCCAACTACGACCAGATCGGTGCTAGCGTGTGGTTCGGTAGCGCCAACATCATAGGTCTCTGCAAAAATATCTGGTTTGCATGGGTAATATTCGCCATGGACGCCTCGGATAATCATGTCGCCTTTGGATGCTTTATGGTCGCCTTCGAGTGTTTGGACAATCAGGCCTTTGCCTTTTTTCTTGGCCGCGCCATCCGTGAAATCAATCACTTCATCGGCGTTGTCGCCTGTCCACTCGATTGCCTGAATCGTCACAGGTTTTTTCGTATAGTCCATTTTTATCTCCTATTGTGCGCGAGAGGCGCGTTGCGGCAACAATGCCAAGCTTACATGATCAATGCATGGATGTTAGTTGAAGTGGTCCCTGTGGCCAATACCCGCTTAACCGAGCACTGGATATTGTGGAAAGCCGGAACATTTAGCGTTCTTGTGTTACCATCAACCGTAATGAACGTAACCGCGCCTGCATCTTCAACGTAAAGCCCAGCGGCAATAATGTCACCATTATCACCAATATTGTCGGCATTATCGTTTGGGGTAACTGGGTAATTATCTCGGGCCAACAGAAGCAGGCTATCCACATGGGCATTGGTGGAAAACGGGTTTTTAGGTGGCATTTTGTGTCCCCTTTGGTGTCATGGCATCGGCAAGCACATCGACGCCTTTTATTTTGAGTTCGTGCTTGCGGTCCTCTTCAGCGTTGGCCAACTTCATCTTCTCAAGCTGAACATCAACCTCGGCCTTTATTTTGGCTACGCTGATAGCGGTATCCTCTTGGTTGCCGGTCTCAAGCTTATCAGGAAGTGTTGCCAGCATCCCCTCAAGCGTGCGGCTCTTCGGGAAGCCCCTCACTGCGAATAGCAGCATCTCCTTAATGATCTTCATATCGATTACACCAGACTGCGCCATTGGGAACATGCTTTCAACCATATTGTTGAATGCTTGTAAAAACTCAACCCGCTGCTTTTTATCCTCTTCCTGATCCTGCAATATCGTGCCGTCCGTTTCGATTGATAGCGAAAATTTGCGATACATGTCATTTTTGAGGGAATTGTGGACCCGCTCCCAGCTCGTTTGCTCGAAAAATGGGAATTCTGGCTTCGGTGGTGGCTGCTGCCCTGATTGCTGCGCTACTTGAACAGCCTGCTCATACTGTTGCTTGGCTGCGTCAATCTGCGCATTCATGGCCTCCAGATCAGCATCAGTTTGCGGCAATGCGTCCATATTGACGATTTCAGCAATCGTTTTGGTGTCGAAGTGTTCGACTTGGACCTCTACCATCAGCCTGATAACGTCGCGGGCAAAGCGTTGCATCTTGCGCTGTCTATCTCTGAGGCGAATATTTGCGTAATTGCCTTTTATTTGCTGCGCCCCAAGTGTTTCATTCGGGTCGGACTGCCCGCGCACAATGTCGGATATGCCGCTAATCTCATACATGGCCTGCTTTGCCTGCTCTCGCAGCATCACGAGTGATTGAGCAACCTTTACGAAATTGTCGATAGGTAACCAATCAATCACACCCTTGAGGCCGCCCTTTTCCATCATGGCTTGCCAGTTCTCAATGGCTATCAGCTCGTCGTTATCGCCATTGAGAAGGTTCTTCATCTCATCAACCATCTTGCCGGGATATACGCCGGAAAGAGAAATGGCATTGAGTATTTTATTCAACTTTTTAGTGGCAATATCCACTTCGTCAGCGCGGGCTTTGTAGAATGCAATATCGGTGCGCGGCGTTAGGTTGCCAGCTTTCGTGACCGCAAGAAGAGGCTTTGGGCTATTAAAAAAACCCTCCAGACCCATGGGGTCATCTGCGCTATCAAGAATATCATCGCGGTAATGTGGACTCCACCAGATAACCTTTTTGCTTTCCCTGTCCCAGATTTCGTAAACAATACACTGATCATGCGCGCTTATAGAGGTGGTGTTTGATGTCTCGGTGTCATCCTCTGCCTTCCACATCTCCAATGATTCTTTAGCACTATCCCTACGCTCACCTTTGAGGCCATTTATCGGATACTGCATATTTGAAGAATAATCTGTGCCGCCATTTTCCTCATCACCATCAAAGCGTTTCTCGACCTGCTTTTTGGTCATTGGGGTTTCGTAGGCGACAAAAGGCACTTCGGCCCATGAATTCGCAGCTCCATACATTATGCGCGCCCAAGGCCAGTGCTTAACCTTGATATTTTCCGATACTTTAGCTTCCTCGGTCATTGGTTGGCCGGTGGCTTCGTCAACCATCGGCTGGCCCATTTGGTCTAAAACGGGTTTCTCACCAAACTCCGCAACATACATAACGCGCGCCGATCCACGACCCGGCACGAGCCAATCATCACGCGCGGCTTCCATTGCGCTTTCAAAATCTGTGGTATCAATGGCAAAATCAGCAAGTCGTTGGGCGACAAGTGCTGCTATTCTGTCTGTTGGGTCGCTATTACCATCACCATCAAACCTCCGGCGAACAATCGGGTCTGGGTTGTCGCTGTATATCAGCGGCTTCAAGATCTCGATATTGGCATGGATAATGTTGGTTTTGTGCTGCTTAGCCACATATTCAGAGGATTCGTATGCCTTATCTTCTTCTCCGAAATATATGTCCTCGGCGGCATGGCCCTCTTTCCTGAAGCGGTCCTCAGCGTTCAGGGATGCGGTAATCAACTCGCTCCAATACGTCCAAAGCTCAGAAGGCCCTTTCGCTTCGGCGTCGTCATGGGTCTCAACAATCTCAGTATCTTTTGGCTCATCCAGTGGAACGGCATTGCCGCCGCCAAGAGAGTGCATCCCGTGATTTTTCGTCGCCATTTTTTAATCGCCCGCTTCTTCCATGCGCTTGAACAACTCGTTCAAGCTTTCACCTTGTGGGGAGTCTTTCTTCTTCTTTTTGTTCCCTGAAATCAGCTCAGCCAACATTCTTGCAAGCAATGATCCCGTGTCAACCATATCATCATGCTTGCCTGCGGGGAAAGATAAAAGTTCAGAGCGGAATATCGAGGTCATAGGGTGGCCGCGCGGCAAGTAGAAATGCCCGAGCGCTGCCATACCTAGTAGAGATTGCGCGCGCTGCTCTTTTTTTGTCGAGCTGGTGTATTGCTTGCGATAGACAAACACATTCTCTTCAGCAAGCTGCCTTTGCAGGAATGGGCCAACGCCCTTGAGTATTTGTCCGTCCTCCTCACCAGCCATAAATGGCTTCCACAATTTCACCAGCCGGATAAACTCATCAACCCAAACGTCCGATGTCGTGCGCCCTCGCCACATATCAAGCATGTATATGTTGAAATCATTGTCTATACCCCAGACTGTGTGGACCGTATAATCTGGGTCACTGGCCCCGGCCTCAGCAGTTACTGCATAGTCCGACGTGATGTAGATATTAAGGGATGCAAGGTCTAGATCTGCGAGGTTGTATTCCTTGATGTGCTCATCTTTGAAGAATAGCCCTTCTTCTGGCGACGGGCGTTGCTGGTAAAGGGCCGACCAAACATATCCGCCGCGCTTTTTAACGGATCCCCAGGCCTTCTCTCCCCATTGGCTCGGCCATAACCACTCTCCAACTTTCCGGCCAACGGGATCTTTCTCGTGCTCCGCCTGTGCTGGAATTGACAAAACAAACCACTTCTCACCTGTCTCACGGTCTCTATACCATCCGGTCTTGCCATCGAAGCCCTCAGGGAGTATGCGCCCACAAACATCATCCTCATGCCACCTAGTCGTAACCATCAACTGCTTGCGCCGCCCCTGCAATCGGGAGTGAAGGTCTGCCTTGTAGGTTTCCCATGCCTCCTCTCGCATATGTGGCGATAGTGCCATTTTCCGGCCTTTAATCAGATCATCCATAAGCAACCAATCAGCGGGGTTACCATGCGTGCTGCCACCCATAAGGCCAAACCCATTATACTCGCCACCCTCCGTTGTCGCCCATTGATCCTTGGCTTGGCTATCCTTTGCGAGCTGAGTGCTGAACGGATATAGCGGGCTTTTCACATGGTTTCTAACTATTTTGCCTATTTTATTGGCAAAGTTTTGCGTGTGAACCGCTGTCATTATGTTGGCTCGCGGATGCTTCCCGATAAGCCATGACGGGAATAGCTGAGTGCAAAGTGTTGACTTTGCCATGCGTGGAGGAACAAACACCATAGCGCGATCTAAGCGGTCGTCCTCCATGCTTTGCAAAAGTTGGCAAATAACGCGGTGGTGCTTTTCTGGCGTAAAATTGGTCATGCGCTGGTAGTAATTAAGGAAGCTATCCTGCGATCTGCGTAGATCAAGCGCCCTGAGCAATTTAAGCTCAATCATCTCTTCATTTGTAATCGCGTGCATATCGCCCTTAAAGCAAAGAAAAAGCCCGCCGTATTATGGGCGGGCTAATCTATTAAATCAAGGCGTGGGGGTTATCCGGCGTAATTTGTGATCCCACGGAAGGCGCGGGATTTGGCCAATACCAAAAGCTCGAAAACTTTAACGCCGTTTGGCGTGCTGTTTGGGGTGTAGGTGCCAATCACATCGCCTGTGGTAGCGGTGGCGGTGGCGGTGTCACCTGCGGCAACAGTGCCGGCCGTGGCGGCTGCGCCGTCCTCGATCTCTCCAACAACATGCTCGGCGGTCTCCACAAACAGCGGAACGCCCAAAACGCTGCCAGTGCCGACCGTCAAGCCCGTAACATTTGCCGATACCGAAATGTCAGTGATGGTTTTGAATGCCTTCTTGCCTGCGAACGTGGTGCCAGAAGCTGAGCTTTCCACCATTGTATTGCCATCCATATCTGTGCCGGTGACAGTCAGAACAGCCGCCCCAGTCCATGCAGCAACAACATTGCGGGCGACATCGGCAACCCCGGCGAGCGCAGCCGCCGCGAGCGCAGCGGTAGCGGTAACGTCCGTGGAGAATACGCCAGCCGACGTAAGACCCTGGGAAACTACATAGCCGTTCGGGTCGGCGGCTACTGGAGCGCCAAGATAAACCTGCACGGGAAAGAGGTTGACCGCGTTAACACCACTCGGAATAGAATCCCCGTCATGGTCATAGCCGGATAGATCAAGATCAAGAACAAGCGTGGTGCCAGCCTTGAATGTGCGGTCAGTGTTGTTGACCACGCTGATATTGGAAGCGCCGAACGATACGGTGATCTGGCCAGCCTGCGAAAGCAGCTCTGTGAAATCGGCCCCCGCGATCTTGTGGTTGCCGCCCGCGCCATAGGATGCGGCGCTGCGGCCTGCGGGGTATGTGAATGTTTGCGTGTCGCTGGTCGTGGTTACGGCAAGGGTGACACTTTCGCGCGAGGCGTCTGGCTGTGGATACATGATCATGTCCTTTATAAAGCAGAGTTAGTTTGCATATGCAGGGCTTTTTTATCACATGGCGGTGGTTGTGTGCGGAATTTTTGGTAGTTGCGGGTCTCTCCCCGCTGTCACGGCATTTTCTGCCTTCCGTCCTCGGCATCAACATTGTAGGCAGGAATATTACGCGAATATTGCGCGAACCCTGCGAGCGACGGGTTGATCTTGGTGGCAATGGTTGGATTTGAACTAACGATAACACGGCCTCTTTTCGGTGAAAATACCGCCGCTGAGGCTACCATCTGCCCCTACGCATCACTGCCTAACTGGTTGCGGGGGGCGGATTTGAACCGCCGACCTCGTGGTTATGAGCCACGCGAGCTACCAAACTGCTCCACCCCACGTTACTGGTTAATTCTGTGCCATTTACCACTACAAAACCAAAAAGGGAAGCCCGATTGCGAGGCTTCCCTTAAATTATCCCGTGCGGCGCTTTCCCGCTTCTATGGGATTTAGGTTTTTACACCAGCCTGCCAACAATAAGTGCGCCCAGCGGCCTTGTAGAGATTGGTCACGGCCTTTACCACATAAGCCAGTGGCCGATAACTTCGCCAGCCGACTTCGGTTCCGACGGTGAAGGCGCGCCCAAAGCGGGCCACGGTTTCGATAACATAGAAAACGGCGATCATTACGCCCAGAATTACAGCGTCCAGCACGGATGCAACCACGCCAATAATGCCAATCCCGATACGATAAAATAGTGAAGTGTGCTTCATTTCAACCTCCAAATTAGTTTCAAGAGATTAAACAATAACACAAACTCCCCCCAAATCAATCACAAACACCATGTCTTTTCTTCAACTTCCCCAGCTCAGCCAGTAATTCGTCCGAGTTCATCGAAGCAATGTCATCGCTTCCGCCCTCGCTTGCCGGTGTCACATCCAGCATCTCCCCCTTTGGCTCCGGTGTTTTTGGCGGCGGCGGCGCTAGTGACCTATTTGGTTCGGTGTAGCTCTCGGGGAAGCGCGTCTTGCCGATTACCGCCAGCAAATGCGCGTTAGCATCAGGAAGGAGGCCTATTGCAGCACCGACCACCTTCTTGGAATATTCTGATTTAAGGATGGTGAGCGCCACCTGATACGCCTCTGCAAATTCGGTGAATTTACCGATCCAGCGATACATGGTGTATTCATCCACCCCAAGTTCATCGGCCCATGTTTCCGGGAACCACAACTGTCGAGCATATATTTTTATTAAATCGCAGTTCCCGGGGTTATAATAAGGGTCTGCGGCCTCTTTAATGGCGTCACTTGTAGAGATCTGTGGCGGTGGGGTGGGTTGGAGGTCGTCATTCATATTAATACCTCCATGCCTTTATCTGTAACAACGATGCGCTTTCCGCCCTCTTTGATAATATACCCGCACCGATACATTTCCTCATAAATTTTATCTATATCACTGTCGCGACAAGCCAACGCCTCCTTGACCATGTGGCGCGTGCTGATCTGCCCCCGTCCAGTGGATGATTGAAGCTCGTAAACACACCCTAACGCAATGAAAATATCGGGGCCAACAGCGCAAGTGCCTACCGATTCAGGGATACTGCGCAAATCAAATTTTAACCGTGACGCATAATATTGGAATTCCGACGCCATGCCTGAGCGCGCCTGATTTATCCGCACCGCC